AGACCTCACAACTGGTGAGTACAGAAGTAACCTTACTCCTGCAGAAAAACTTAATATGGCTTTAGGCCAGTTACTTCAAAACATTCAGTATGAAGGTGCAGGCTTTCCAACTGAAGCTAAAGGTCTTCTTGGTTACTTAGGTCAAGGTAAACTTGGTCCAAGAAGAGACTTTACTAATGAGTCCTACAAAAATATATCCCGCGATATTTATAAGGCAGACCCTACTAGTTGGGCTATATCACAAGAAAAAATTGGTAAAGTATTTGACGTACCTCAAGATGATGGGCCAACTATTCGCTCTATTGTTTTGGACCCAAATCAAAAAACTTTAACACCAGAACAACTTGAACTTGCTAAGCAAAATCCAGGAATGAGATTCCTAGACCCAGTTTCTGGTCTTCCTGTATTTGGTGTAATGGCATATCCAGAAGGTTTAACTGGGCCTATACCACAAGGAAATATTCCTTGGGAAAGTTTATATGCCAGCCCATTTGCCCCAACTAGTAGTGTTCCCAGTACTGCTGGCTTTAATAGCGCAGAAGAAGCCGCAGCATTTGCTGCAGGTGGCGCAGGCGGTGCAGGTAGTGGATACAACCCAGCAAGAGAAGCACGCCAATCGGCATATGATTTGCTGTATCAGCAATTTGAGCAGTACGGACTCGGAGGTCTAGTTACCCCGCTTAAGAGTCTTATTGAAAGCAATGTAAGTCCAGCAGAGTTTACTCTTCGTTTGAGAGAGACCGATGCTTACAAGAAACGCTTTGCTGCTAATCAATCACGTATCCAGAAAGGATTACGTGTCTTATCTGAGGCAGAATATATCCAACTAGAAGACCAATATCAAAACGTTATGCGTCAATATGGCCTGCCAGAATCTTATTATACTCGTGGAGAAATGGGTCGCCAAGAAGGATTTGAGAAATTCATTGGCGGAGATGTATCTCCATCAGAACTATTAGACAGAATCCAGACAGCACAAAATCGCGTTATCAACGCCAATCCAGAAGTTGCTGCATCACTACGCCAGTTCTATCCTGAAGTTGGTCAGGGAGATTTGCTTGCATACTTCCTTGATCCTGACAAGGCTTTACAGAATATTAAGCGTAAAGTTACCGCTGCTGAAATTGGTGGAGCTGCAACCATTGCAGGACTTACCACTGGACTACAGAGAGCAGAAGAACTAGCAGGCTATGGAGTTACCGGAGAAGCAGCACGTCAAGGCTTCCAGACCGTAGCAGGAATCCTACCTCGTGGTGGACAACTAGCTGAGTTCTACAAACAAAGTCCATATACACAAGCAACCGCAGAGCAAGAAGTCTTTGGTCTTGCTGGTGCTACAGAAGCAGAAAAGCAACGCCGTAAGTTGGCTCAACTTGAGTCAGCAGCCTTCTCTGGTAAAACAGGAATGGCTGGAGGCGCACTAGCCCGCGAAAGAGCAGGGCAATTCTAGGCCTGCTAACAGAACTACCGGCCTGTTAGAGAGACATCAATACCGGCAGTAGGAGCCATACAGCGTCCCCCAAACTGTATGAGGCCTACGACAACTACTAAATAAGGGAGATGGACCTATGTCCAACTACGACTACGAAGATGACGACTTTGAGAATAATGACTCGAATGATCTCGTCAAACAGTTGCGTAAGGCAACGAAGGCAAAAGACAAAGAACTCGCTGAATTAAAGGCGCAGTACGAGTCACTTGCAAAATCAAATAGAGAACGAGCAATCAAAGACGCCCTAAATAGTCGCGGGGTAAACAGCAAGATTGCTGCATTTATCCCACAGGATATAGACCCAACTGAGGAGTCTGTATCAAAGTGGCTTTCTGATTACGCCGATGTATTCGGTGTTCAGCAGGCCGAAGCACAGGCTGCACCTAATGTAGATCCAAGACAAGCGGCTGCGTATCAGCGGATGACCAATGCTGTAGAACAAGGAATTACTCCTGAGTTCCAAGCACAGGTACATCAGAAGCTGATGAACGCACAAAGTCGTGAAGAACTGGATGAAATCATTAGGTCATCTGGGCTGTAAAAGACCGAACCTAACCGAAAGGCAAGTAAATGGCAGTCCCTACAGGTACGTTGACGCAGATTTCGTCAATGCAAAACCTTGTACAGAGTGCGTACGATCAGTATGTTCGTATGGCGCTTCGCTCCATCCCAGTGATGCGTGCGTTGGCTGATGTAAAGCCAGTACAGCAAGCTATGCCAGGTTCGTCAGTTGTATTCTCCATCTACTCAGATCTCGCAACAGCGACTGGTACTTTGACAGAAAGGAACAAATGATGTTACATCATCCGGCACAATGACAACTGCTCTTATCCGTAAGGCTGTTGTTCAACTTCGCACCAACAAGGCAGTACCTCGCATTGGCGAACTCTATGCTGCCTACCTACACCCACGTCAATCTGCAGACCTCCGTGCCGAATCAGGCACCGGCGGATTCCAGGAATTGAGCAAGTACGTTGATCGTACTCCGTTCGTTGCTGGTGCAGTCGGAGTTCTCGAAGGTGCTTTCATCGTCGAGACACCACGTGTTCCTTCTGTTGCGAACACTCAATCACCTGCAGTTACTGTCTACAAGGCAGTCGTTGCTGGCCGCGAAGCACTTGCAGAAGCGCTCGCACAAGATACTTCAGTCGTCATCGGTCCTGAAATCGACGCTCTACGTCGCTTCCGTACCATCGGCTGGTACCTCTTCGGTGGCTGGAACCGCCTCCGTGAAGCAGCTCTCTATCGTATCGAGACTGCAACAACAATCAACTAGTTTGTTGTCTATCAAGCAGGGGCAACCCTGCTTGGTGGTGAATTAACTAGGAAAGGAAGTTATGGCTTATAGATTGACAACACCTTGGCGTTGGGAAACGTGGGGCGCGAACTACACAGAGTTCACTCCGTACTCACGTCTTGCTGCAAAACCAATTACTGGTGGTTCAATTACAGGCACAACTAATCCATACCTGACAGACATCCCACGTGGATACACATTTATTGTTAATGGAACGACAGTAACAACAGAGCAGACGCCTAGCCAAGACACGCTGGCTGCTGCCGATTCGTACTACTTAGGCGGAGCCGAATATATTATTAGCAACTCTGAAGCACAAATCTTCATAGATGCCGGATATTCAAGCTACCTGACTGCGATATAAAATGCCTAGATACGATTACATCTGCCAGACTTGCAAAGTAAAAGAAGAGATTTCCAAATCATATTCAGACTTTGACAAGAAAGAAATTTGCTCAACCTGCGATAACGAAATGGTACGAGCAATCAATATGCCGAACTTTGCAGGGTGCTTCCCTACCAGGCAAGGATGGGATAAGACCAAAGAAAAGAACTGGGACTCAGAATTGGATTCATACTACTCTGCTGTGCGGCAGGGAGTCGAGCCAATATCCACCAAGAAAAAAGACATCGACGCTGCATTGATGTTATCAAACGAAGCTGGCAAGGCTTTCGACGGTAACACTATGGGCTTCAAGGAGAACTAAAATGCCAATCAACGATCCAGAACAATACGAGATGGAAGACGAATTTTTGCCTTGGCCATCTGATACCAATGACAAACCCTTTATGACCTATGACAAGTTAATGTCAGGGGCAATGGGTAAGCCAGCACCAAAGCAGGGCAAGTAATGAAGAAGAAAGCCGCAGCCAAGAAGGTCGAGAAAGTAATGCGTGAGTTCAAAGGTGGAACCCTTCACTCAGGTAAGAAGGGACCAGTAGTTAAGTCCCGTAAGCAGGCTATCGCTATCGCTCTATCCGAAGCGGGTAAAGCCAAGAAGAAAGGCAAAAAGTAATGGGATCACCAGTTCCAGGAAGTAATAAAAAAGTTAACCCTTTAACTCCACCCAGTAAAGTCTCACCTAGAAAAAGACGCCAAGTGGTAGTACAACCTGGCGGAGCAGGCGCATATTCTGTCGATGACGAGATTGTGCGTACGATGCCAATTACCGTTTCTCAATTAAATCAAATTAAGAAAGCGTACAGAATCAAGTAATGTCATCGGGCAAATACAAACGCCACGATGGTTTCAATTCGGTGAGAATCAAAGACGGAATGGTTGTTCGCCTGAACAAGAATGGGACTGTCAGAGCAGTTCTAGGAAAGTACGGAGAATATGGCAAGCAAGAAGGATCCAAGACTCGCTAGAGCTGGTGTCTCTGGCTTCAATAAGCCAAAGCGTACACCTAGCCATCCAACTAAATCACACGTTGTCGTAGCCAAAGAGGGTAGTGAAGTTAAGACTATCCGCTTTGGTCAACAAGGTGTTACTGGTGATAGGCAACCGACTAAACGTCAAGCATCATTCAAGGCTCGTCACGCTAAGAACATTGCCAAAGGCAAGATGTCTGCAGCGTACTGGAGCGATAAAACCAAATGGTGACAGTACAACAAAGAGCAGACGGACGCTGGACAAAACCTTGTTCAGAGTGCGGAGAAATGCAAGACTATCTAAGAAAGACTTATGCAGAACAATCTCTTAGAGAAAACAAAACTTGCAAGAAATGCTCTAATAGAAAAACTGAAAATAACCATCGGGGTATGTATAACCTGATAAGACTTTCTTGGTTTGAAAAGTCAAAGAAAAGTGCAGAACTAAGAGGCTTAGTATTTGATTTGTCCATAGAAGACATCTGGTTTTTATATACAGCGCAAGAAGGAAGATGTGCTCTATCTGGTATGTCAATAGGATGGGCTGAAGTTGGAGCAATTCATTCAGCATCTATTGACCGTATAGATAGTTCTATGGGTTACATCAAAGATAACGTTCAGTTATTACACAAAGATGTAAACTTTATGAAACAACAATTCAGCCAAGAATACTTTATTGAAGTATGCAAGGCGATAGCAGATAAGGTGAAGTGGTGAAAAAGGTAGCATTTTGGGACAAAAAGTCACCTAACAAAACATCAAAGAAATTAACGCCTGCACAGAAGACCGCTGCTAAGAAGCGTGCTAAGGCTGCAGGTCGTCCATATCCAAACTTAGTGGATAACGCAGCAGTAGCGAAAAAGAAAAAGTAAGGAGTAGATAGTGGCACTAGGAGTGTACGGAACGACTCTCAACGATGAGTTGAATCGTCTGGCAAATGGTGGAACCTACCGCACAATGGGTAATATGGTTGATATGGCACTTGCTGCACAGCAGTGGGCTACCCAAAAAAGTGTCACTACTACCGTCACAGATACAGTAGGAGTGTTGACAACATTCAATTTCCAGTTCCAAATCAAGAACGACTCTACGCCTTGGAACTTGGCTGGCTATACGGCGACGATGACTGTTCGCCCATTCGTTGGTGCAAGCACAACGACAGTTGTAGCCACAACTCAGAACGGACGCATTACTCTAGATACCGCTAATGGTCGAGTAACCGTGACTTTAGATGCAACCACTACTGGTGATATTAGTGCTGGTAGATACTCTTACGATTTAGTTTTAGACTCAGGTGCAAGCGTAACACGCATACTTGAAGGTAAGTTCATAGTGACAGGAGCGGTGACAAATCCGTGACAACGTATGTAATCATTGAATCCATTACCCCGCAAGTAGCGGTTGAGTTCTCACAGAATCAAGGTCCACAAGGTGGACAAGGACCCACAGGTCCCACTGGTCCAATCGGATTAACTGGACCTACTGGTCCAACAGGCGCAACAGGCGCCACTGGTGATACTGGTGCCACTGGTGCAACAGGTCCAGTGGGTGCAACAGGTGCAGTCGGTGTTCAAGGACCAACAGGAGCCACAGGCCCAGTAGGTGCTACTGGCGCTACTGGCCCGACAGGAACTACAGGAGACACTGGTCCTACGGGAGCAACTGGCGCAGTTGGTGCTACAGGAGCCACAGGTCCGACAGGACCGATTGGCGTTACTGGTCCAACTGGTGTGACAGGTGCTACTGGAGCAACTGGTGATATAGGTCTTACAGGGGCTACAGGCCCTATTGGAGCCACTGGTCCTACTGGTCCCACAGGACCGCAGGGTTCGGTCGGTGTAACGGGCGATACAGGCCCTACAGGGGCAACTGGAGCGACAGGTCCCGTCGGCGCTACAGGCGCAACAGGGCCAACGGGTGCTACAGGACCGACAGGTCCTCAAGGACAGTCTTCAAGCTACTACGATTACAAGGCTAAGACCACTGCAACAAGTGGCGACCCTGGTAGCAATTACATTCTTTGGAATAACGCAACACAGACATCTGCTACCCAACTCAATATCAGCCATATTACAAACTCCAATGTTGATATAGATATCTTCTTGGCTCTTGTCCAAATCAATGACATTATCTTTGTTCAAGATCAATCCAACTCCAATGATTATCAGAAGTGGGTTGTCTCTGGTACACCAATTCTAAATAATACATACGCTGAAATACCAGTAACACTAAGTGCATCTGGTGGCGTAGGTACTACAGGATTTTCAAATAACCAAGCAATCATTGTCGCAGTAGCAAGCCTTGGTCCTACTGGACCAACGGGACCTACAGGTGCTACAGGATCTGTTGGCCCAACTGGTGCAACTGGTCCTACTGGACCAGAAGGCGCTACTGGACCCGTTGGTGCCACAGGTCCTACAGGACCTGCTGGAGCAGCAGGTGCAACAGGACCTGAAGGTGCAACGGGACCAACGGGTGCAACGGGACCTCAAGGATTACCAGGTGATATTGGTGCCACAGGTGCCACTGGTCCTGCTGGTGCTACGGGACCAACTGGACCGCAAGGTACTGCAGGCGCTGTAGGCGCTACAGGACCGACTGGACCTACAGGTCCTGCTGGAGCAACAGGACCGACTGGTGTTACAGGACCCGTTGGAGCAACTGGAGTAACTGGTGCTACCGGTCCCGCTGGTTCACCAACATTAAGTATTAACGCACAGACAACCAGCTATACACTCGTTCTTGCTGATGCAGGTAAGTTAGTTGAGATGGGTGTTGGTTCTGCTAACAACCTTACAGTTCCACTTAACTCATCTGTTGCGTTCGCAACTGGAACACAGATAGTAATTCTTCAAACTGGTGCTGGTCAGACGACCATCAACCCAACAGGTGGTGTAACAATCAACGGCACACCAGGATTAAAACTCCGCGCTCAATGGTCAGCTTGTACCCTCATTAAGCGTGGTACAGATACTTGGACAGCGGTAGGAGATCTCTCGGCGTGATAGTTACAGGCGCAGTTGCATCTGCTAATAAAGTTCCCCAAGCAACAGGCGGAACTATTGTTACAAGCGGTGGATATAAGTATCACACCTTTACAGGTAGTGGAACTTTTGCGTGGACTAAAGGTATTCGCAACGTTGAATGTTTCTACATAGCAGGTGGCGGTGCTGGTGGTACTGGTGGTCTTCTTTCTAGCCAAAGTGGTTCGTATGGTGGTGGCGGCGGTGGTGCTGGTGGTGTAGTAAGCAATAGCGCATCTATGTCTTTAGGTAATGTAAATAATACAACCGTGACAATCGGCGGTGGTGGTACTGGCAATACTTTTGACCCTGCAACAGGATACGGTAATTATGGCAATAATGGTTCAAGTAGTAATGTAAGTGGGTCTGCTTTTCCTGTTTTAAGTTCTGCAGTAGGTGGTGGTGGCGGTGCTGCTGTTAATATCGCAACTGCTGTTCAATCAAATGTAGGCAACACAGGCGGTTCTGGTGGTGGTTCAGTTAGAGGCCTTACTTCAGCAGGTGCGGTAACGGCTGCTGGTGCTGGAACTTCAGGACAAGGTAATAATGGCGGTGGTGGTAATACAGCCAATCCAACTTTTCGTGGTGCTGGTGGTGGTGGCGGTGCAGGAGCGGCGGCGGCATCATTTAATTTTATTGACGGTAGCGGCAATACTGTTTATGCAACAAATGGTGGTGCGGGAACGAGCACTTATTCTGCGTGGGCATCCGCAACTGGTACTGGTGTAAGCGGTGTTTATGCTGGTGGCGGTGGGGCGGCTGGAACAAATAGAAATGTTGCGACCGACATTGTTCTTGGCGCTGCTGGTTCGGGCGGTGCAACAGCAGGTGTTTCGGGCGCAGGCAGTAGCAATGCAACAGCCAATACGGGTTCAGGTTCAGGTGGTACTTCATATAAACAATTTACTCCTGCTGCAAACCCTGGCACAGCAGGTAATGGCGGTTCAGGTATAGCAATCTTTCGTTATACAGTTTAGGAATTCAGATGGCACATTGGGCGCAGATAGATGAAAATAACAAAGTCTTACAAGTTCTCGTTACAAGCAATGATGAACCCGATGAGGGCTATCAATGGCTCGTAGATAATGTTGGCGGTACTTGGCTTAAGACTTCATATAACACTATTGCAGGAGTTCACACTTTAGGTGGCACGCCATTTCGCAAGAACTATGCAGGTATCGGATACACTTACGACGAACAACGGGATGCTTTTATAGCACCCAAACCACAACCATTTACTCATCCTGAAACAGGTAAGTCTTATGAGTATGTTCTCAATGAAGAAACCTGTTGTTGGGATGGAATAGAAAGCGAAACACTGTAATGTCTGATTACCCTTGCAAGATGTGTAGCAATACAATGATGATTATGGGTTACTGCAATGAACACTGGCAAGAAGTAAAGGCAACTTGGACACCCGATAAAATGGGAACACCCTAATAGGATGAAGTTTAACGATTACTTTCCGACAGCTTTTGTCATCAACCTTGATAGTCGGACTGATCGTATGGAGCAGTTCCACAGGCAGGCTATTACCTTTGATATCCAATATGAGAGACTGCCTGCAGTAAAGTTAGACAATCCCATAGCTGGATGTAAAGCCAGCCACTTGCTGGCCTTGACTAAGACTGATGCTGATGTGGTCTTTGTCTTTGAAGATGATGCTTCTTTTGTCAAGGGTTTCTATAGCCAACTACAAATCGCTATGGAGAATCTACCTGAAGACTGGGATATGGTCTACCTCGGAGCCAACTTGGTAGATACTCAGAAGGTCAATGACTACTGGCATAAGTCCAAGAGGTGCTGCTCAACCCACGCCTATGCTGTCAAGAAGGAAGCAATCCCGAAGTTAATCGAGTCTGCCAATAACTACGACGGTCATATCGATATGGCCTATAGTTTGGTTCACCCGCAGTTGAATGTATACCTAGCCAGACCAACCTTGGTCTATCAGGCAGCAGGCCACAGCGACATACAGGGTGAGTCTGTGGACTATCTACACTTGTATTTCTGATAATCTTGTGCTATGAGATTTCACGTCGTAGCTTTACCACATACCCAAGTAACTAAAGATTTCGCAGGATGCGCTTATACCGAAAAGGTTAGACGCTTCTGCAATATGATGAAGGGATTAGGCCATACGGTCTATCTCTATGCCGGTGAAGAGAACGAGGCTCAGGTAGATGAGCTGATTCCTTGTATCACCGAGACCCAGCGCAGAATCGTAGTAGGCAAGAGACCTTATGTAGAGGCTCCGTTTGATCCGAAGTTGCCACACTGGGAGAAGTTCAACAAGAAGGCTGCTGCGGAGATTCGCAAGCGAGCAGAGCAAAAAGATTTCGTCTGTCTTATCGGTGGCGGTAGCCACCAACCAATAGCAATGGCTCTGCCAGAGTTTATGTCCGTTGAGTTCGGAGTGGGTTACTCTGGAGTATTTGCTAACTATAAAGTATTTGAGTCCTACGCTTGGATGCACTCAGTCTATGCACAGCATCAAGATGCTGCCAGAGTAGATGGAAGTTTCTTTGATGCGGTAATCCCAGGATATCTAGAACCAGAGATGTTCCCACTGGGTGAAGGTAAGGGCGATTACTACCTATACATCGGACGAATGGTGCAACGCAAAGGCGTTGACATTGCAGCTCACGTCTGCAAGACCATCGGTGCCAAGTTAATCCTTGCAGGTCCTGGAGATCATAGACCTTCCTACGGAGAATACATCGGGCCTGTTGGACCAGAGAAGCGTGCTGAACTGATGGGCAACGCTATCGCTACATTCGTTCCAACGCTTTACATAGAACCTTTTGGCAATGTGAATATCGAGTCACAAGCCTGTGGAACTCCAGTTATCACCACAGACTGGGGCGCATTTACTGAGACTGTGGTGCAAGGTGTCACAGGATACCGTTGCAGGAACGTAGAAGAGTTTATCTTGGCTACACAGAATGTGAAGAACCTAGATAGGCAAGCCATCAGAGATAGGGCAGTATCGCTCTACTCGGTGGATGTGATTGCAAAACAATATGAATACTATTTCCAGAGACTACTGACTCTCTGGGGAGACGGCTGGTATACGGAAGGAAATAATGCCAACACTAGCGGAGATGACAGACGAGATAAGGACTAACCTTGCTGGTTACACCCTTCGTCAAGATCGCATAACCTACATAACAAACCCTGGCGGTATCAGCAATACCGCTACTTCTATAACCATCGGCTCACAATCCAACCTTGCTAAAGGTGTCATCGAAATCGATGATGAACTTATCTGGATTGATACGTTCTGCTCCACACGCTCAGTATGCACAGGTAACACTGGCTCCGACGTTCCCACGTGTGTCAATCAAGAAGGCAATCAACGACACTATCAACAGTTACTACCCGAAACTCTGGGCAGTAAGTTATACAACATTCACATTCAACGCATCGCAGACTACTTATGCCCTGCCAGATGATGCCGAGCAGATTCTGTTTATGTCGTGGCAGACCACTGGCTCAAGCCAAGAGTGGCTACCTATCAACCGCTGGCGTATGGACCCAATGGCCAATGCCGCTACATTCAATACCAATAACACGGTGAGCATCTATGAGAACATACAACCTGGTCGTACGGTTCAAGTCTGGTACACCACAGAACCAAATACCCTTGATGCTTCTACCGACGACTATGAAGACGTTACTGGTCTTCCTGCATCTACTTATGATGTTACTGTACTTGGAGCATCGTACCGATTGCTCAGTTACCTTGACGCTGGTCGCATAAATCTATCTAGCGCAGAGGCTGACCTTAACGACAGCAAGAATCCTTACAACGCTGGTGCTTCGTCATCACGTTATATCTTCGCATTATTCCAGCAGAGACTTCAGGAAGAAGCACTGAAGTTAGCAGACAAGTTCCCAATCAGGCTTCACTACACAAAATAAGGAAGGGCTATGGCAATACGTAAATTCAGTTCAATCAGCGTTGAGACTACGCTGGCTTCTGGTATCAACAGCAGCCAGACTTCAGCGACTGTCGCTGCAGGAACTGGCTCTGCCTTACTAGGTGGAGTCACATTAGGTGCATCAGTAGGCGGTGTCTATCCAGACCAGTTCACTGTAGCTATTGATCCAGATACAAACAACGAAGAAATCGTATTCGTTCAGTATGTATCGAGCGATACTCTAACAATCGTTCGTGGTAGAGCGGGAAGCACTGCAGTAAGCCACGCTTCAGGAGCAACAGTCAAGCACGTACTAACCAGCGATGACCTGACATACTTCAATGACAACCTACCTACCGCTGTAATCCAAGCAAAGGGTGACTTAATTGTTGCTGCTAACGCAACGACTATCGATAACCTGCCAGTAGGAACCAATGATTATGTCCTTACTGCCGACAGCACGCAGACTCTAGGAGTCAAGTGGGCTGCACCATCGGTAGTACCAGGAATCGTTGTCAATGCTCAGACCGGTACAACATACACATTAGCTCTTACCGATGCTGATAAGTTGGTTACTCTCAGTAACGCATCGCCAGTATCAGTAACAGTTCCGCCGAACTCATCCGTTGCTTTCCCTACTGGTACCGTCATTAGCCTTGCATCTATTGGTGCAGGCCAGACCACAGTAGTCGCTGGCTCTGGTGTGACTGTCAGTGCTACTCCAGGACTTAAGTTAAGAGCGCAGTATTCAAGTGCATCTGTTGTCAAACTAGGAACCGATAGCTGGTTGCTCGTAGGAGATCTCAGTGTATGATGAAAATACAGGGGATTATAGCCTCTAGTTTACGTAAGGTTCCTAGCACTCCGACAATCGGAACTGCTACCGATGTAGGTACAGGACGCG